AACCATTATTAAAAAAGAATAGGCTTTTATTATTACAGCCAATTGAGGAGGATATGGTTATGAGTAAGCTAATTTGTGTAGATGGTTCGGGCGGTGTTGTTTCGGGTTTAAAACTACCTGAGATAAACGATCCTCAAAAGTTAGGTTCCTGTATTACCTATTACAGAAGATACACCCTGGCTAGCCTATTGGGTCTACAGTCCGTAGATGATGATGCAAACATAGCATCCAGTAAAACACCAACGGAAGAAAAACCAAAAATTTGGCTTAATTCAAATACACCTGAATTTACAAGGGCTTTAAAATACTTAAAGGAAGGTGGTACAATGGAAATTATTATGAGTAAATACAAAGTGTCAAAAAAGGTTCAGGATGAGCTTACACAATTGTAAAATAAAAAGAGTATATTTAAAAACTAATTATAATCAATTTAAAGTAAAAATTTATGGCAACAACAGCAATTTTATCAGGTTCAATAGATCTGGAATCAATCGACAAAACGAAACTAGCAAAGGGTAAGTATTTGCAGTTTGACATCATCTTAAGTGATGAGAGCAAGTACGGTAACAACGCCTGGGTAGTACAGGGACAAAGCAAAGAAGAACGTGAAGCAAAAGAAAAAAAGGTTTCGCTTGGAAATGCGGGAGTACGTTGGATAAACCCTGACACTAAAATAGTGGTTGCACAACGTGAGGAGGTTACAAATACACAACAACAATCTTCTAGAGAAACAACAGCGGACTTACCGTTTTAATTTAATTGGGGGTTTATAGCCCCCTTTTTTTTATGAGAAAGATAATAATTATTTTAATACTACTATCGGGTTGTGTGCAACAGGAAACTTGCATAGACTTAAAAACAAGATACTACCTTGAAGATGGTACATACTCACACACCATAGAGCAAATGTGGTGTGAATAAACAAACTATGAAGAGACAAGCACTAAAGAAATTACACAAAGGAGAAGAGATGCCTTACGATTTTTGGAATTACCTTGTAAATCCTATTACAGGTTACTACGTAGAGCCTAAAGAGAAATACAATAAAAAGAATCAATATAAGTATCACAAAACTTCACAAAGTATATAAATGATAGCACAAGCAGCAAACATAGAAAAGAAAATACTAGACATTAAGTATGGTCGTGTATTAGAAGGTCTTAAAATAGACATACCAGATATAGATGAATACATAAGATTTAAAGCAGGTAATTTTAATCTACTAATAGGACACGCTAACGTAGGGAAGACTACTATAATAACATACCTTTTTACGGTGTGGGCAATGAAGCACAATTTAAAGTTTTTGTTGTGGTCTAGTGAAAACACTTCTTCAGGCTTAGTTAGAAAGATAATAGAGTTCAAGATGGGTTTACCTATACAAGACGCTTCAGATTCTCAGATTAACAATGCAGTTAAATGGTGTGATATACATTTCAAAATAATAGAGGTAGAGGATTTATTTACATACAAGCAATTACTTAAACAAGCCAATGAAATTAAAGACGCTTGGAACTATGACGCTTTATTAATAGACCCTTATAACTCACTAGCAAAAGATACACAAATGATGCGAGGTGTAGGTAGTCACGAATACGATTACCAAGTAGCTTCTGAGTTTAGATTGTTTGCAAAGAAAAGAAGTGTTGCGGTATATTTAAACGCTCACGGTGTTACTGATGCACTTCGTAGGGTACACCCAAGAGACCACGAGTATGAAGAGCTGCCACAACCTTTAGGACTAGCTGGAGTAGAAGGAGGGGGTAAGTGGGGAAACCGCTCTGATGATGTTATTTGCATACACAGATATACTGGTTCTGCAATGGACTGGATGTATTCACACCTTCACGTACTTAAAGTAAAAGAAACTGAAACAGGTGGAAGATGCACACCACACAACGAACCTATTAAGCTGAGAATGTCTAGAAACAATGTAGGGTTTGAGTTTTTAGGTAAAGACATCTTACACTCTAAGAAGACAGAAGTTACTAACCTATTAAAATTCTAAATTATGATACAATCAATAGCCTTATTATTATTAATAGCAACCGTATTTATCTTTATAAGCAACCAAGTAGAAGCTGACGTATATATCCAGCCTATTATTGGTCTTATGTTTGGAGCGTTATATTCCAAAGAAAAATTTAAAGAAGAAAATTTAGTACAGAATACCTTGCAATGCTGCATAGGTTTTATAAGTCTAACGGTAATATGGATAGAGAAAAAAGAATAATAGGGTTAGATTGGCTCAATATTGTAGCTAGTCAGCACGAAGATTGGATTAAAATAGTAAACGGCTTTGGCGAGTTTAACTATGCTGAGGACATCGTACAAGAGGCTTACATTAGACTAATTAAATATGCGAAACCATACAATATTATTAAGAATAACAAAGTATCTAGGGGATATATGTTTTTTACTCTTCGTTCTTTATACTTTCAGTATTATCATTCTAAAAGAAAAATACAGAAAGTTAGTATTGATGACGAAGAAAACTTTTTACAGATAGCAGATGAAACTAATTTAGAGGAACACGAAGCCTTTAATAAAGTATGTACCCTTATAGATGAGGTTGCAGAGGATTGGACTTGGTACGACAGGAAGCTGTTTAAGCTGTATCGAGATACTGATTTAAGCATACGTAAGATAGCAGCAGAAACTAATATAAGTTGGGTATCTATATTTAATACGTTAAAGAATTGTAAAACCGATGTTCAAAGTAAGTTAGGAGAAACATACGAGGACTATAAAAATGAAGACTATGACAGAATTTAAAGGAGACAAAAGAAGTAAGGCTTACAAAGAGTGGAAGAAGAACCACGCAGAAGCTAGTAAAGGTTTGGGAGATACGGTAGAGAAGTTTACAGAAGCAACAGGGATAAAAAAGTTAGTCAAATTTGTTGCAGGAGATGATTGTGGCTGCGATGAGCGAAAGGAAAAATTAAACTACTTATTTCCTAACTACAGACCTAACTGCCTTACAGAAGATGAGTACAACTATCTAGAGGAAAGAGTAGGTAAACTAAACACAGTAACCATAGAAGAACAGAAGGCTTTGTTAAACATTTATAACAGGGTATTCAATGACCGTAGAGAACTTACGGGATGTAACAGTTGCTTCTTAAACGGTGTTTGGAAAAAACTAGAGCGTATTTTTAACGAATACAAGTAAATGAAGGAAACTGATTTATTTAATTATCTTTTAGAAAATCATTATCCAGATTTGGTTAAGGCTAAAAGTAAAATGAGTAGATGGGATTGTTACTCTCCATCAACAACACACAGAATAGAATTAAAATGCAGAGCTACGCATTACGATACTTTAATACTTGAAAAAAAGAAGTATGATGCAATGGTTTTAAAGTGTAATGATAATTTAGACATTCCTATTTACATTAATTATACGCCCGAAGGAATATATAGATTTAATTTATTTGAAATAAAACCTAACTGGGAAGTGAAATATCTAAAAAAAACAACGACATTTACAAACGGTAACCAAATACCAAAAGAGATAGCAATGTTGCCAGTAATTGATGCGGAGATATTATGACACCAAGAGAAACAATGTTTAGAAAGTTTGAAGTAATGGAGGACCTGGAACTTACAAGCAACCTTTTAACTATACAGGAGAATGTTTGGGAATGGTGCAAAGCCAAACCCGACAACAAGAAACTAAATCAAGTCAGGGATGCAATCGTAAGGGTTAGCCTTATATCAAACAAAATGCAATTAGACAAGGGAAACTACCACCTGGCACTTGAACAGTACAGACACGACTCCTTAAGGGCCATTGAGCGTGCAAGGGCTGCCGAGGGTAAGATAGACGAGATACAAAAACAGTTGGACGTTTACAAAAAGAAAGAAGAGTTAGGATTATGAAAAAAACACTAAACGGATTTGTGGCTGGTAACTTTGATGTAATACATCCAGGCTATATTAGAATGTTTAAAGAGTGCTATGATAACTGTGATCATTTTACTGTACTTTTACATAGCGACCCATCCATAGAAAGACCAGAAAAATTAAAGCCTATTTTGTCTATCGATGAAAGGATAGAACAACTTTTAAGTATTAGGTATATAGACGAGGTTTTAGTTTATAGTTTAGAGAGTGATTTGTATGATATAATTGATTCAGGTGGTTTTGATGTTAGATTTTTAGGAGATGATTATATAGGTAAAAACTTTACTGGAGATAATCTGGGCGTATCATTGCATTTTATTAACAGGGATCACGGTTGGAGTACAACAAAATTTAAGAAAATAATAAGCGAAACATTATGAGCGATAGCATAAAAAAGTATTTTGAGACAGAAAGAGATTACAGTGATTGGATGGAGCAACGATGGACTAAAACCTCAACCATAGAAACAAAATCCAGGGATGGAATTGTTCAGGATGTCAAAGACCTATACGAGCAGCGTAGTGAGGTTGGAATTAAAAAATATAATACCACATTAGAAGATAGTAAAGATGGCTTAAATACGTTCCTAATACATCTACAGGAGGAGTTAATGGATGCGACGTTATATATAGAAAAATTAAAGAACTTAAATAATGACAGATAAGACTTGGAACTGTATAAGTTGTGGTGCTTTAAATTCAGGATTAAGAACAAATTGCGGAAACTGTAACAAAAAAAGAAATGAGAAAAAGAACAACAAAGAAAGAAAACGTATTTAGTTGGAAAGACAATAAGATTAAGTACCAAAAGAAAACAGGTGTAGTATTAACTAAACAAATGATAAATGAAAGAAAGTAAATTGATTTGGATGCAGAAAGAAATCCAACAAATGCAAAAAGTCCTAATGGTAATGATAGAAAGGATTGAAATAATAGAACGCAAATGGTTTGATGAAGAGCCAGGTACAGAGGAGAATGCAGAATAATTAAAATAAATTGTTTATAGTTCAAAAATGTTTTGTATATTTGTTAAAACAAAAACAAACAATATGAACTACACAGATTTTATTTATTCGCAGTACACAATTCAAGAACTTACAGAAATTATAGCAGGAAACAAACACAACGGTAGCTATTTAGATTCACACGCTAAACGATGCAGATTAGAAATAATCAAAAGACATCAAGAAGAACAAGAGACCTTAACACTAAACTAAATGATAAAATTACTAAACGGTGAGACGTGGAAAGAAGAGGATATACTTAAGGAAATGTACAACGATTCCTTTTATTATGGACACCTTGGAAAACACGCACTAAGTAGCAGCAGTCTCAAAATGATATTGACCAGCCCAAAGACCTATAGGAATGTTACCAAATATGGAGACCCTGGGAAAACAAGTCCAGCTATGGAAATGGGTAAGCTAATTCATTGGATGGTTTTAGAACCTGAAAAGGTAAACGATGTTATCTTTGTAGATTCAGCAACACGTGCAACAAAGAAATATAAGGAAGCAAAAGAAACTCACGGTGAGGTATTCCTTAAAAAAGATAAATCAGCAGCCGAACGCATAACCGATGCAGTGTTAAGAAATGATCAAGCGGTTAGTTTACTTCATAAGTCAGAGTTTGAAATACCTGCAATAGGAATACTTGAGGGGTTACCATTTCGAGGTAAGGCTGATGTAATACAAGGCGATACAATTATAGACCTTAAAACAACCGCAGACCTTTCCACGTTTAAATACAGTGCAGATAAATACGGCTACGATTTGCAGGCGTATATGTATCTTAGATTATTTAATAAGGATAAATTCAAATTCCTTGTAGTGGATAAAGCAAGCACAGATATAGGGATATATAATGTAAGCAATGAGTTTATTGAAAGGGGTGAGGAAAAGTTCTTTAGGGCTGTGGAAAATTACAAGTACTTTTTTGAATACGAAAACGATTTAGATCAATATGTAATGACAGGAATACTATGAGATTATTTGAAGATGAATGGGGTGTAGATGAAAGCCCAGTAGACAATACCGAAATAACAACAACAATACTTTATTTTAGTTCCGATGAGTTAAGGGAATTTAAAAAACTTTCAAGGGTTGGAATTAAAAAAGAGTTTGGTCAGGAGTTTCAACAAAAAGGAAACTTATCTGATTTTTTATTAAAAATATTAAGAGAACGTTATGAAGATTCTTAGAATAGAAAGAAAGCTTAATGAAAAGAAAGCTGCCAAATTAAAAAGTAAATTCCTTACTGAAAAGAATTACGATACAGTAATAACAGATAGCTGTGATGCTTATGATATTCACACTGGCGATTTATTGTTTAGGTTTAGAAAAAAGGCTATACCTATGGATGTTTTAAAAACTGGGTACAATGCTTTTAAACATTCAATATCTTTAAATGCAGGGCGTGGTATTGCAGCAGGCGGTTACCATAAACAAATAAGGAAGGATGGAACCATAGGTAAGTTTGACGTATCTCCAAAGGTTGAGAGTGGTAACGTTGGTTTTATGGATGCAAGACCTGGTAGCGGAACGGTTGCCGTTTGTAGAAAAACAGCATTTGCAAAAGAACACTTTGACAAATATCAGGAAGGTATACCATTTGTAAAATACATAGACAAAATGTACAGCGAACTATGCCCAGAGCATTATGCGAAACAAAAGGCAATAGCACTAGGTACAAATAAAAACTATGTAATTGGAGACACAAGCTTCACGACCGTAACGGTAAACAAAAACTTTAGAACTGCAGTACATAAGGACTCAGGCGATTTCAGCGAGGGGTTCGGCAATCTTATAACATATCGTGAGGGTAGTTATGGTGGCGGTTATTTTGTGCTACCTGAATATGGTGTTGCAATTGATATGCAGAATCAGGATTTATTATTTGTAGACGTTCATAAATGGCACGGCAATACAGAATATACAAATTGCAGTGAGGACTGGTTACGTGTTTCCTTTGTTCTTTATTACAGGGAATATATGTACAAATGCAAATCCCCATCAGGAGAACTGGAACGAATTAAAATGGATCAAACAGGATATTTAAAATTATGATAGATTATAAAATAGCTATACCGAGTTACAAAAGACCAGAAACAATTAAAGGTAAAACATTAAAATTATTAAATGAATATAATATAGACAAAAATAAAATCACAATATTTGTAGCCGACAAAGAAGAAGAAATTTTATATAAAAAATCGTTAGGAGATGAGTATAAGATAGTGGTTGGTGTTCACACTTTAAACGGTCAAAGGTGCTACATAACAAATTACTATAAAGAGGGTACATACTTAATGCAGTTTGATGATGATTTAGAGGAGGTTCTTGTAAAGGTTAATGATAAAAAACTAGACAAATTGCCTGATTTGGAGAATGATTTTATTATAAAGGGTTTTGAGGAATGTAAAAAAAATAATGCTTTTTTATTTGGATATTATGGAGCAGCAAATCCTTACTTTATGCAACACAGAATTTATACAAAACTATCCTACGTTATTGGCGCAGCCTTTGGAAAAATAATACAGCACGATCCATTTTTATGCACAGAAACAAATCACGGTGAGGATTACGAAAGAAGCATAAGGCAATATGTAAAAAACAAAAACCTTGTTAGATTTGATTACATAACCTTTAAATCTAAATACTACAAAGAGGATGGGGGATTGCAGGAAATTAGAACTGAAAAATACATTCACGACTCAATAAAATGGATACAGGATAAGTTTCCAGATTACTGCACAATGTATATAAGAAAATCAACTGGTCACGCTGAGTTGAGATTAAAAGATAAAATAAAGAATAGAAATCAGGCTAAGTTATTTTAATTTAATATATTTACAAAAACAAACAAAACAATGGAGGAAAATTTTAACAAAAAACAGTACGAGTTATTTTTTGGTGGTAGTGTATCAAATTACTTTAATGGACATACAGATTTGTATTTAGGGGATAAGGACTTTGTCTTTGCTGACAAGGGTTCGGATCTTGATCCAGGGATTCATATTACTGCGGAAATAAAAAAGGTAGGTGTTACTGGATTTAAAGGAAAAAAACTAACACTCAATCAGGCTCGTGAGTATTCGGCAACCGTAGGAATTATAGACAACCTTGGCAGAACTATGCTTAGCTACTTTTTTGAATATCATTCCGAAGTAAAAAACCCCTATGTAATTGTAACACCATTTAAGTCAAGCCAGGGTAACAAACGAAACGCATCGGATTATCTTAACCTTAATTTATCAAGAATGCTTTATGTAGATAAGGATGACCAATTTTGCAGGTGGCTATCAGGCGATAGGTATGCAGGAGTAAAACCAAAGAACCCACTACAAACAATATAAAAAAAACAAATGAAAGCAGAATTTACAGAAGTAGTAGTAAACAAAACAGATTTACTAAAATACATAATAAAAGAAAACCTTAAAAAAGACGTAAACAAAGTAGGAAGGGAGAAGCTATTAATAGAAGCAAGGTTTATTTACTTTTACATATTAAGAAACGAGGAACAAATGGTATACCAAAAGATAGCATCTACCATAGGAATGAATCACGCTTCAGTACTACACGGATGTCAAAAGGTTAAATTTTGGATAAAAACAGACTACGAATTTAGAGATAAGTATTTGATGATATTGGCAAGCTATCATAGGTCGGTTTACGGAATACAAAAAGAAAAGGAAACAAACCAACTAAGGGAAAATCTAAACAGGGAACAGCAACAAAAGATTGAGAACATAAAAAACCCTGAACATAAAAGACCAATGAAGCGTATAGGGGAGGTATATGATAAACTACATATATTAATAGACAAAACACCAGAGGAAAAAATAAACGACCTTCACACAAGGGTAGAAGCTATTTACAATATGATGCAAATGGATTTAAAAAGAAAAAGGATATGATGGGAAGTTTTTTACTATTGTTCTTCTTAGGATGGGTAATAACACTGGCAAGTATATGGGTATATTTTGAGGATTACCACAACAATAAGGATAGAGACATTTAACAAAAGCCTGTTTTTATTATTGTTAAGGTATTATTAATAATCTTTTTTAATTATGGATAAAAGAAAATTTAACGGTGGACATAAGAGCGCAGGGCGTAAACCTAAGAGCGAAGAAATAAAATTAGTTGAAAGACTAAGCCCATTAGAAGATGATGCCTTAGCAGCCTTAACAGAAGGTGTACAGTCAAAAGATATTAATTGGGTACGATTGTACTTAAGCTACTACTTAGGAAAGCCAAAAGAAACTAAAGATATTACCATCAACGAAGAGCTACCGCTTTTCATAGATTAATATGCGGGTAAAGAAAACCATAGCCCTTGCTAAGTTAAGAGAATTAAAAGGCAGAGTAAGGATAGTTAAGGGTGGAAGTAGTGCAGGTAAAACCATCTGTATCCTATCCATCCTAATTGACTATGCTCTTAAAAATTCAGGAGAAGTTATATCAGTTGTTGCTGGAACAGTTCCTGCACTTAGAAGGGGTAGCTACAAAGATTTTATTCAAATATTAAAAGGATTAAATCGGTACAAAGAAAACCAACACAACAAATCTATAATGCGTTACACGTTCAACAACGGAAGCTATATAGAATTCTTTAGTACAGATGATAGTTCAAAATTAAGGGGAGCAAGAAGGGATGTTCTGTTTGTGAATGAATCAAATACTATATCTGGCTTTGATGCTTACCAGGAGATGGCTATAAGAACCAATAAACATATCTGGTTAGATTACAACCCAGCTGCATTGTTTTGGGTAGACACTCAATTAGTAGGGCAATTAGATACAGACTTTATTACACTTACCTACAGGGATAACGATGCACTCCCTAAAAGCATAGTAGACGAACTATTAAAAGCTAGGAAGAAAGCAGAGACATCAACCTACTGGAAGAACTGGTGCCGTGTTTATTTGGATGGGCTTATTGGAAATATTGAAGGGGCTTGTATTCCAGACTGGAAAGAAATAGATACAGTACCACGAGAAGCAAGACTACTTGGCTATGGAATGGACTTTGGTTATTCAGTAGACCCTACAACATTAATAGCTTTGTATAAATGGAATGATGCCTATATATACGATGAGGTACTTTATAAAAAGGGAATGCTTAACAGGGATATAAGCAGATTTCTAGAAGCATCAGATATAAGGGAAAGCATCACGGCAGATTCAGCTGAACCAAAATCAATAGCTGAACTACAAGGATATGGACATAATATTCACGGTGTAAGTAAAGGGAGGGATTCGGTTGTATATGGTATCAACCTGATGAATCAAAATGAGATATACGTTACAAGCCGTTCTAAGAACCTTAAAAAAGAATTGGGAGGTTATATATGGTCAACCGATAAGGAGGGCAACAAGACCCATAAGCCAACTGGTCTACATCCAGATTGTATAGATGCTGCACGGTACATTCTAACCGATACATTAGAGAACCCAAACAAGGGTCAGTATTTTATCTACTAAAAGTTTTTTGTTAATAGTTTTGTTAATTCAAAAAAAGATTTTATATTTGGTGTATAATTAAAAAAAAACAATATGTACGACCCATCAAACGAACCAAAAGAAAACCAATGCCTAGAATGTCTTAATCCTTGCGATGGAGACTTTTGCAGTAAGCAATGCGACAGGGCTTATATGAATTAAATTTAATATAAAAAATTATGAAAAGAGTATTTAAACATTTAGGATATCATTTAGAAGCATACCATCCAATAAGCAAAAAATATTTAGGTTACGTTAAAATAGACGAGGTTGCCGATAATACTACGACAGGATATTACAGCCGTAAATTGGAAACATTAAACCACATTGTAACAAAGGGATCAAAGCAGTTTTTATTAGAAGGGGAATTTATCACAGAACTAATTCCATTATGTGGTAGAATTATAGGGGATAGTAGAGCGGTTTTAGAACGAAGCCAAGCGTGGAGATAAAAATAAATTGTTAATAATTTGGTTAATTCAAAAAACAATTGTAGGTTTACATCATAATTAAAAACAAACAAATGAAACGATACAAACAAAATTTAAGATTAGATTCAAACAAGGTATACAGTTATAATACCCACGTAGCAACAATAGAGGGCTCACAGTTGATTCAGTTAGGTTGGTGGAGTGTAACAACCCAGAAACATATTAACTATGTCGCAAATGAGCTAGGATTAGGTTTAATTAAAATACAGTAATTATGAATGATTTAAAAGAAAGTTACGAATACAAATTAGTAAAGCAATTAACAGCAGAGGAGAATAGAAGCCTTGTAAGGAACACAATTAAGAGAGGTTTAATATTAACAGGCATCTGCATTATAAGTTTGCACGTGTTCTTAAATGCGTTCCTATGGCTACTGAAGTACTAAAGGACTGGGAGGTTAAAAAGATATGCTGGGAGAACGATGTCTATGTAATACAAAAACCAATATCAGCCAAATGGAAAAAAGGCGGACAACCAGTCAAATTAATAATAGACTACAAAGGTCAATTAAGCAGGGGTAAGGATTTGTTCGATCAAAACACCAAGGAACTGGAAAACAAAATAGACGAGGTATATAGATACATATACGAAAACAATTTAAAATAAGGATTGGTACAACCTTTAAATAGGTACTAACATTTTTTCATAGTTTTTAGATTAGTTAGTAAGGGGGTTGCAGAGATGTAGCCCTTTTTCTATTTATACAAAACAAGGTAAATTTTATTGTTATATTATATGAAAGTTGAAATACAAATACCGAGTAACCTATCAGAGATAACATTAGAGCAATATCAAAAGTTTGCTAAGTTAAATACAGATGAGAATCAAGATAGCAGCTTCTTAATGCATAAGACCGTTGAGATATTCTGCGACCTTAACCTAAGGGATATAGCCAAGATTAAATACATCTACGTACAAGAGATACTAAACGATATAAATAAACTGTTTGAATCTAAACAAGACTTAATACCTACGTTTACAATGAAGGGTGTTGATTATGGTTTTGTGCCAGTCTTAGACGATATGACACTTGGGGAATATATAGACCTTGATGAGAACTTTACTGATTGGGATATGATGCACAAGGCTATGGCGGTTCTTTACAGACCTATCACCTTACAAAAGGGAGACAGATATCAGATAGAAGAATACGAAGGTTTAGAACGTGCTGACCTAATGAAGCAAATGCCATTGAATGTAGTAATGGGATGTATGTTTTTTTTTTACAATTTAAACAACGAACTACTGAAAACTACCCTGAGTTATTTGAATCAGGAAATACCGAAGGAACTGACTACGGAGCAGCTACAAACTTTGGCAAAAAATGGGGGTGGTATCAATCACTCTATGGACTCTCTAAAGGAGATGTTAGACGATTTGAATATATCAC